ACTGAAGATGGAACCTATTTAGCCTACTTATATGCTGATGTTCCTGGGTATCAGAAGCATGGGAATTACGTAGGTAATGCTTCTGCTAATGGAACTTTTGTGTTTTGCGGTTTTCGGCCAAGAGCTGTTTTCATAAGAAGATTTGATGGTAATAGAAACGGATACTGGTACGATACAGGTCAAAATCCTTTTAACACAGTGACAGACGGACTTAATTTTGGTCGGAATGTGGTTATGGAAACAGATCTGATCGATATCGACATATTATCTAATGGCTTTAAATTGAGGGAATCGGCGGCCGACATAAACGGTAATGTAGCAAAAAATCTATTTAGTGCTTGGGGAGAAGCTCCATTCGGTGGGGTAGGCGTTTCCCAGTCTCGGGCCAGATAAATTATCAAGTTCTTAATATGATAATTAGTCAACAAGATGGTTACTCTTATAAATATGTAGAAAGGAGTTAATTATATGGCTATACCTTCTACTAAAGCAACCTTTAAAACTTACTGTCTTAGAGCTCTTGGTTCTGGTGTTATTGATATTAACGTATCAGATGATCAAGTAGATGATCGTATAGATGAAGCTTTGCAATATTTTGCACAATATCACTATGATGGTATTGAAAAGATGTATCTAAAACATCTGGTAACAGAAGCTGATATAACACGAGCAAGGTCTAATAGTTCAACCACGGCAACGGATGTAGTAGATACTTCTGTATCTTCAACATGGAAAGAAGGTAACAACTGGATTCCTGTTCCACAATCTGTTGTTTCTATTCTAAGAGTATTTCCTTTAACTGATACTGGTGGTGGTGGAAGTTTATTTGATGTTCGTTATCAATTAAGATTAAATGATCTCTATGACTTCTCATCTACTTCTGTTATGAACTATCAGTTACAAATGCAGAATTTAGATTTCCTTGAGCATATTCTTGTAGGTGAGACACCTATACGTTTTAATCAACACCAAAACCGTCTTTATATTGATATGGATTGGGAGAATAAAATTGTAGCTGATAGTGAGTTTATAATCATAGAGTGTTATCGTAAGGTTGATCCAACATCTTACACTGATATCTTTGATGACATATATCTCAAAAGGTATGCAACTTCATTAATTAAAAAACAATGGGGAGCAAACCTATCTAAGTTTAGTGGTGTTGCTATGTTGGGCGGTGTTACCATGAACGGTGAAACAATCTACACACAAGCAATAGATGAACAACAAAAACTAGAGGATCAGATTCAATTAGCATTTGAATTACCAGTTAGTTACATGGTAGGATAATAGTATGGCTGTAAATTCTTTCTTTCATACTAGTAATGTTGCTGCAATATCAACAGAACAAAGTTTATATTCAAATTTAGTAGCTGAAGCAATTCAGATACACGGTCATGATGTTTTTTATATGGATCGTACTATTGTTGCAGAAGACGCTGTTCTTGGTGGAGACACTCTCTCTAAATTTAAAGATGCATCAAAAATAGAAATGTATATGGAAAATGCAGACGGTGGTTTTGCGGGTGAACGAGATATAATGAATCAGTTTGGTTTACAAAATTTAAGTGAAGCAACCTTTGTAGTAAACAAATTAAGATTTCAAGAACTTACAAAACAGATTACAATAGAATCTGGAACTGATGAAGAAGAGGGTGGTTCTATTCTTTTAGAAGCTGGTACACTTGCATTAACAACTACAGACTTAGAGGGAAGTGATTTCTATATTATATCAGAAACAGATGCAACAGATTCAGATCGTCCTTTTGAGGGTGATGCAATTTATCATCCAATACTTAAAAAAATGTTTCAAGTTAACTTTGTAGATCATGATGAGCCGTTCTTTCAACTGGACAGCAACCCAGTATACAAATTAAGATGCCGTCTGTTTGATTATGCTTCTGAAGAACTTAATACTGGTATAGATGATATAGATGCGATAGAAGATGCATTAAGTCTTAACTTACTCAATTTTCAGTTTACTCTAGAACAAGAATCTGAAGTAGGACAATCATTATCTATTGATAGTGAACTGTATAACATTGATGTAGATGATGTTACGATAGATGCTACAATAGTTAGTACAGATTCATCTTCATCAGGAGAAAGTATATTGCTCGAAAATTCTGCCGATACTGGAAATGCAGAGTATCTACTACAAGAAGAAGCACGAAGTCTTGGAGATACCATTAATGATAAGACTGCACAGAACGAATTGTTTGATACATTAGATGATACAGTTCTAGACTTTACAGAATCTAATCCATTTGGTGATCCTACATGATTATAAATAGAGTTAGGAGAACATAGATGGCAAATCAAGTACTTGGAATAGGAGGCGCAGCAAATGATGGTACAGGTGATACCTTACGTGCTGCTTCTGATAAAGTTAATGATAACTTTTTAGAGATTTATACTCTATTAGGAGATACATCGTCTTTAAGTAGTGGTATTAGTGCAACTGCATCTGTAATATCATTAACTGCCCCTAGTATTAGTGGTGTAGTTGCAGGAACACAAACTTCTGCTACTATCACGACTTTGACGGGAACCACTTTAAATGCTGGAACTCTTGCATTAGCTGCTGGTTCTATTACAGATAGTTCTGGGGCCATTAGTTTTGGTAATGAAAATCTAACAACAACAGGAACAATTACAGGCGCTCTTGCTACAGCTGCTCAAACTGCAATTACTTCAGTAGGAACACTAACTGCACTACAAGTAGATAATATTAATATCAACGGTAATGCTATTTCTAGTACTGCTGGTACAGATTTAACGATTGCTCCATTATCAGGACAACAGATTGTTCTTGATGGTACTATTATTATTGATGCTGGAGTAGTTACAGGTGCAACAAGTATTACATCAACAGCATTTGTTGGTGATATAACTGGTGATGTTACAGGTAATGCAGATACAGCAACTACACTTGCAACTGCTAGAACTATTGGTGGAACATCATTTAATGGTTCTGCAAATATCGCAGTTGCTTTGGCATCTGTTGGTACTGCTGTTACAGTAGCAGATGAGTCAAGTGATACTACTTGTTTTCCATTATTTGCAACTGCGGCAACAGGTGATTTACCTCCGAAGAGTGGTTCTAATTTAACTTTTAATGCTAGTAGTGGTTTACTAACTGCAACATTATTTGCTGGTGCATTAACTGGTAACGTAACTGGAAACGCATCTGGTACAGCTGCAACTGTTACTGGTGCAGCTCAAACTGCAATTACTTCAGTAGGAACTCTTACTGCACTTCAAGTAGATAATCTTAATATAAACGCTAATACAATAAGTTCAACTGCTGGTACTGACTTGTTAATTACACCACTTGCTGGACAACAAATTGTTCTTGATGGTACTATTATTATTGACGCTGGTGTGGTTACTGGTGCAACTAGTATCACCTCAACAGCATTTGTTGGTGATATAACTGGTGATGTAACGGGTAATGCAGACACCGCAACTGCACTGGCAACCGCAAGAACTATTGGTGGAACCTCATTTGATGGTAGTGCTAATATTGCAGTAGGACTTGCAACATTAGCAACAACAGTTACCATTACAGATAACGAAAGTACAAACGAAAATAACGCTATTATATTTACTGCTGGTGGAGATGTTGATGGTGGCAATCTTGGACTAGAATCAGATGGAACATTAACATACAACCCAAGTACAGGTAAAATAACTGCTACAGGTTTTGTTGGTACATTAACAGGCAACGTAACTGGTAACTTGGCTGGTACAGTTTCTACTGCAACACAAAATTCAATAACAACTGCAACTGGTCTAGTATCGGTAGGTGCATTAGACTCTGGTAGTATTACATCTGGATTTACAAGTATTGATGTTGGTGCTGGTACAATTACAACGACTGGTGCGATTACAGGTGGTTCTGTTGCTGGTAGAAAAACACTAGTTTCTACTTTTAATACTACTTCAGCTGTAACTGCCTCACTAACTGCTGCACAATCTGGTGCGACAATATTAATTGATGGTACAGAAAATAATGTAATTAATTTACCGGCGGCCGCAGTATCAAATCCAGGCATATTTTATGACCTTATTGTGAGAGTTGCTGTTGCTAGTGATAAAACTACAATTGTTAATATTGCTGGTTCTGGTGGTGGATTTGTTGGTGCATTAAGTCTTGCTGGTGGTACTGCTGCAAACGCAGTATTTGACAATGCAGGCGATGCACTTACATTCGTTAATAGCACTGTGATTGGGTCAAGAGCAAGAATTACTTGTATAGTAGATGATGGTACAGATGGAACATGGCAAGTAGAATGTCTTGCATCACCTATTGCTACCATCGCATAAATATAGTGAATAGGGAGTATTCGTAATGTTAGGTCAACAATTCTATCATGAAAGCATAAGAAAAGTTATTGTTGCTTTTGGAACAACTTTTAATAATATATCATTAGTTCGTAAGGACAATAATGGTAATATAAAGCAATCAATGAAAGTTCCTCTTGCTTACGGGCCAAGACAGAAATGGCTTACTCGTTTAAATGAAGATGCTGATCTATCAAAGACAGTTGCTATTACTCTTCCACGTATTGGTTTTGAAATACAAAATCTATCTTATGATCCTAATAGAAAACTCAATAGAGTGCAGAAATTTAAAAAGGTTAAGGGTAAAAATGATGATCGTCTAGATTCTCAATATATGCCAGTACCGTATAATCTGAATATACAGTTATATGTTATGGCAAAAGAATCTGATGACTCTCTACAGATTATTGAACAAATTCTTCCATTCTTTCAACCAGACTATACTCTTACAATTAATGATATGGCAGATATGGGAATTAAAAGAGATGTTCCTATCGTGTTGAATGGTGTATCTTACGAGGATAATTATCAGGGAGATTTTGAAACTAGAAGGGCTTTAATTTATACCTTAGATTTTACTGCAAAGTTTTATCTATATGGCCCTGTTACTTCTCAGTCTGTTATCAAAACTGTACAAGTTGATCAGTATACTGACTTGCCCGATAAAGCACCTAAACGTGAACAAAGGTATACGGTTACTCCTACTCCTGCTAATTCTAAGGCAAGTGATGATTTTGGTTTTAATGAAACCACTTCATTCTTTGAGGATGCAAAGGTTTTTGATCCAGTAACAGGTACAGATGTAGATACATAATGTCTGATCCCCTTAAAGAACTAAGTAAAGCTCTTGGGGTTGCTGGTAATATTAAAACATTACAATCAGAACCCTGTAACTATAAAGATACATCTGAAACTTTACCAATAATAATTGAAAATAATCTTGAAGAGGATGATATTGAAAAAGATTATCGTACTCAAAGAGATACTTTTAATACTTTAGTTGAGAAGGGTTCTACTGCGATTGATGGAATACTTGAGCTTGCAAAGGAAGGTGAACATCCAAGAGGGTATGAGGTTGCAGGAAATCTTATCAAACAGGTTGCAGAAGTTGCTGAAAAACTAGGTGATCTTCAAGAGAAGATGAAGAGACTTAAAGAAGTTCCAAACACTGCTCCTAAAAATGTTACTAACGCACTGTTTGTAGGATCAACTGCTGAATTACAAAAACTTATTAAAGGTAAAAATAATGAGTGAAGGCGTATATTTAGGAAACCCTAACCTTAAAAGGGCCAACGTCCAACAAGAATGGACAAAGGAACAGGTCGAGGAATTTTCTTTATGTATGAAAGACCCTATCTATTTTATCAAAAACTATATAAAAATTGTTTCTCTAGATGAAGGTCTTGTTCCTTTTGATCTTTATGATTTTCAAAAGGAAATGATAGGTACGTTTCATAGTAATCGTTTCACTATTTGTAAACTACCAAGACAGTCTGGTAAATCTACTACAATCATTTCTTACTTGCTGCACTACGTTATTTTTAATGATTCAGTTAATGTTGCAATTCTTGCAAACAAAGCTGCAACCGCAAGAGATTTACTTGGCAGACTTCAACTTGCTTATGAACACTTACCAAAATGGTTACAACAAGGAGTAATGAGTTGGAACAAAGGTTCTCTAGAGTTAGAAAATGGAAGTAAAATTCTTGCTAGTTCTACTAGTGCTTCTGCTGTTAGAGGTGGGTCTTACAATATTATTTTTCTTGATGAGTTTGCTTACGTTCCAGCAAACGTAGCTGAACAGTTCTTCTCCTCAGTATATCCTACTATCTCCTCTGGTAAAACAACCAAGGTAATGATTGTTTCCACTCCACATGGCATGAATATGTTCTACAAGTTATGGGTAGATGCAGAGGAAGGTCGTAACACTTATGTTCCTATTGAGGTTCATTGGAGTGAAATTCCTGGTCGGGATGAGGAATGGAAAAAAGAAACTATAAAAAATACTTCACTACAACAATTTCAAACAGAGTTTGAGTGTGAGTTTCTTGGTTCTATTAATACTCTAATATCTTCACAAAAACTTAAAGTATTACCTTATAGAGAACCTATACAATCAAATGCAGGATTTGATTTACATATTTCACCACAAGAGGGACATACATATGTGATTACTGCTGACGTTGCTAGAGGAACACAGAATGACTACTCTGCATTTATTGTGGTTGATGTATCACAAATGCCCTATATGGTAGTCGCAAAATATAGAGACAACGAAGTAAAACCTCTTCTTTTTCCAGCAAAAATTTATGACGTTGCTCGCGCATACAACCAAGCCTTTGTTCTTATAGAGGTAAATGATATTGGTGAACAGGTTGCAAACACTATACATTTTGATCTGGAGTATGACAACCTAATTATGGCTTCTATGCGTGGTAGGTCAGGTCAGGTGCTTGGAGGGGGATTCAGCGGGGGTAAAGCTCAATTAGGGGTAAGAACCACTAAAGCTGTTAAAAAAATAGGTTGTTCTAATCTTAAACAATTAATTGAAGATAATAAACTTATTGTAGAAGATTTAGATATTATTAGAGAGTTATCTACATTTATTGTAAAAGGTTCGTCATATGAAGCTGATGATGGGTGTAATGATGATCTAGTTGCGTGTTTGTTTATATTTGCATGGGTAACAGATCAACAATATTTCAAAGAATTAACTGATAGTGATGTACGTTTGACAATGTTGCAAGAGCAACAAAATGCATTAGAACAGGATATGGCACCTTTTGGTTTCGTGGTTAATGGATTGGAAGATGAAAATATAGGAAATATGGTAGATGAATATGGTACAAAGTGGGCGGCAGTAGTAAGAGATTATGGTTCAGATTGGTAATATTATATAAATTCTAATAAATCATTATCAACTTTAATCCAACAATTAGTACATAATATAATACTTTCATCGATAAGAGAGAATATTTCCTTTCTACTCTTAGGATTAGTACCAACTCTTTTTGTTATTTTTCGTATTTCTGAATCATGAGGATAGTATTTTAAACACACAGTTTCGCTTTCGCCACAATGTTTACAAGACTTATCTGCTAGATTTTCATTCAATAGAATGATTCTTTTACGATAGTTTCTACGAGCTACCTTTTTAATTGTGTCTTTATACTTTTCATAATGTGCATTTACCATATTATTATTTATATGTTATAACACTTATAAAAAATGTTTTTCTAAGTTTGTTTTTTTATAAATATCTGTGTAAACAAAATAACCAACTCTTAAAGATAAGGAGTACAATTTATGTCTTTTCTAGTTTCTCCTGGCGTTCATGTCAAAGAGATTGATTTAACTAATGTAGTACCATCAGTTGACACCACAATTGGTGCAATTGCAGGCCCATTTGAGAAGGGCGATGTGTCTTCTATAGTTACAATTACCTCCGAAGCTGACCTCCTTAATAATTTTGGTAAACCTAATTCAGATAATTTTGAATTTTGGTTTACTGCTTCTAACTTTCTAAAATATAGTAACACACTCAAGGTGGTTCGTGCAGAATCTGCCATTCTTAATGCGGGTGAATCTAGTGGTATATTGGTTCGTGATACTGATCACTACTTGACAGATTTTTATGCAGAAACAGGTGATGGTCAAAGTACAACAAATGATTGGATTGCAAGAACTGCTGGTATTTTTGGTAACTCAGTTGGTGTTGAAGTATGTCCTTCTGCACAAGCTTATGAGCAAGACTTAGGTACTAACAACTTAGTTAACGGGGCTAAAGCAGTTGGCGATACATCAATTACAGTTGATGATGCTGATGAATCTGGTTTTGCTTTCCAAGTTGGAGATATGATTAAGTTTCATACACAAAACTCTGTTACTGCTATTGTTAATGGTGCAATTTCAGTTGCTACTATTAACCTTGTAGTTGACGGTAACTCTGGTACTGCTGCTATTGGTCAACGTGTTATTGGTGCTGGTATTACTGAAATAGTAAAAATTAAAACAGTTACTGATCAAAATAACCTTATTCTAGACAAACCAATTACGGTTGCAGACAATGTTGTGTTAGCATTATCTCCTTATGCATCTGTTGAAGATGGTGACACTCAATATGAAGTTACTAGTATTTCTGGTGAAGTATTGTCTATTCGTTTAAAAGATGATGCTAATGAAGGTGGTCTTCAAAGTATTATTCCTGACAATTCATTTATAACAAGACGTTGGAGATTTGCAGACCTATTCAGTTCTCCTCCAGGTCAATCTGATTACAACAGAATAAATGGTCGTGGAACTGGTGATGAATTGCATATTGTATTATTTGATACAACTGGACTTCTTACTGGGGCTGATGTAGATGTTGCTGGTCAAAGAGTTAATGCTGTTATAGAGACTTACTCTAACTTATCAAAAAATTCTGCTGCTAAATCCCCTCAAGGAGATAGTATTTATTATCCAACAAAAATATATAATCAATCCTCATTTGTTTATTGGGGTGATCATATTGCTGCTGGTACTAACTGGGGTACTGATACTGCAACTGCATATACATCAGTAATTCCTATTACTACTGTTTCTTTAACAGGTGGGACAGATGATTATGCTGTTACTGCTGGTGAATTAGCACTTGCTTATGATAAATTTGCTGACTCTGAAGGAGTGGATGTAAATTTAATTCTTGGTGGGCCTAGTTCTGCTGTTACTGATAGTGCTGCTGGACAAGATACTCATGTAACAATGCTTACTGATCTAGTGGAAAGTCGTAAAGATTGTGTTGCATTTGTTTCTCCGTTTCGTTCTGCAACAGTTGGTATTGCAAATTCAACTACACAGACATCAAATGTAACAGAAGCATTTGAGTTATGCCCATCTTCTTCTTATGTGGTGTTTGATAGTGGTTACAAATATATGTACGACAAATATACTGATGTATTTCGTCATGTTCCTCTTAATGGTGACATTGCTGGTCTTTGTGCTCATACTGATGGTGTTGCAGATCCTTGGTTCTCTCCTGCTGGATTTAATCGTGGAAATATTCGTGGTGCAATTAAACTATCTTATAATCCATCTCAAGGTGAAAGAGATCAGTTATATCGCTTTAGAGTTAATCCTGTTATCAATTTCCCAGGCCAAGGTGTGGTTCTGTTTGGTGATAAGACTGCTCTTGCAAAACCAAGTGCATTTGATCGTATTAACGTGCGTAGATTGTTCTTAGTTCTTGAGAAAGCAATTGCAACCGCATCTAAGTTTCAACTCTTCGAATTTAACGATGAGTTTACACGGGCTCAGTTCCGTAACTTAGTAGAACCTTTCTTACGAGATGTTCAAGGTCGCCGAGGTATCACAGACTTTAAGGTAGTCGCTGACGGTACAAATAATACTGGTGAAGTTATTGACCGTAACGAGTTTATTGGTGATATTTACATCAAACCAGCTCGTTCTATCAACTTCATTACCCTAAACTTTATTGCAACTCGAACTGGGGTTGCCTTTAGTGAGGTAGGAGGTTAATCATGGCTAATATAGACGACTTTAAAGCAAACTTAATCGGTGGTGGTGCAAGAGCCAACCAATACAGGGTTACTATTACTTCCCCACCTGGCATTGCAATTGGACTTGACGTTCGTAGAGCTTCATTTCTAGTAACTGCTTCTAACTTACCAGCTTCTACATTGGGTGAAATTGCTATTCCCTTTCGTGGAAGAAATATTTATGTATCTGGTGATAGGCCTGCTCCCGAAGCATGGACTACTACCTTCATGAATGATACTGATTTCATGATTAGAAATGCAATGGAAAGATGGCAGAATGGTATCAACGATTATGCAAATAATACTGGTGTTGTTGCCCCTGCTGATTATCAAACTGATTTGACTGTAGAACAGTTGGATCGTGATGAAACTGTTTTGAAAAGTTATATTTTCAGAGCAGCTTATCCATTAACAGTTGGTACTATAGAATTAACAAATGCAGAGGCAACGGAAATTGAAACTTTTGAAGTTACTTGGAGATATCAGCACTTTGAACCTTCTGGAGTATCGTTCTAATTTACCTACTAAATAGAACGTAGGAGAAAATATAGTATGGCTGAACTTTTCGGGTTCCGTATAGAAAGACCAAAGAAGGCAGAGGGTAGTGTACCATCATTCACTACCCCTACTGCCGACGACGGCACGCTTGATATTGCTGGCGGTGGTTTTTTTGGACAAGTGTTAGATACAGATGGTAGAGAAAAAACAGACTTAGATTTGATTAGGCGATATCGTAATATTGCTCAACAACCTGAGTGTGATACTGCTGTCGAAGATATTATTAATGAGGGTATTGTTGCAAATGAAGACGATCAAGCAGTTCAAATTACGCTTTCTCGTTTACCATATCCAGATAAAATTAAAAAAAGAATTAGAGAAGAATTTAGTGAAGTATTAAGGCTACTTCATTTTGAACAAAAGGGTCATGATATCTTTAGGCGTTGGTATGTTGATGGTAGATTATTTTACCATAAAATTATTGACACTAAAAATCCAAAGCAAGGTATTGTCGAACTTAGATACATAGACCCAACAAAGATTAGAAAAGTTAGACAAATAAAATCTCACATAGATAAAAATTCTAGCGTTGATATGATTGATGCAGTTGATGAGTATTATATTTATAATGAAAAAGGTCTATCAGCTGGTGGTGAAACTGGTTTAAAAATAGCTTCAGACGCAATTACATATGCACCATCTGGTTCTGTTGATGGTAATTCTGGTAGGGTTTTATCATATCTACATAAAGCAATTAAACCTGTCAATCAATTACGTATGATCGAAGATGCACTTGTTATCTATCGTATATCAAGAGCTCCAGAAAGACGTATTTTTTATATTGATGTTGGTAATCTTCCTAAGATTAAAGCAGAACAATATCTCAAAGATGTTATGAACCGTTATCGTAATAAATTAGTATATGATGCATCTACTGGAGAAATCCGTGATGATCGTAATCATATGTCAATGTTGGAAGATTTTTGGTTGCCTCGCCGTGAAGGTGGTAGAGGTACAGAGATCACAACTTTACCAGGCGGTTCTAATCTTGGTGAGATTGATGACATTCAATATTTTCAAAAGAAACTTTATAAATCTTTGAATGTTCCTATCTCTCGTATGGATTCAGAAGCAGGATTTTCTTTAGGAAGAGCTTCAGAGATTACAAGAGATGAACTTAAATTTACTAAGTTTGTACAACGTATTCGTAAGAAGTTTGTACCTTTATTTACAGACATTCTTAAAACACAACTTCTATTAAAGGGTGTTATTGCTCCAGAAGATTGGAATGTAATGCAAGAGCATATTCAATATGACTTTTTGCAAGACGGTCATTTTGCAGAGCTCAAAGATGCAGAGCTTCTTAATGATCGTATTCAAACACTTGATTCAATTCAATCATACATTGGAACATTCTTTAGTAAAGAATATGTACTGAAGAAGGTATTGCGTATGAATGATGCAGAGATTGCAGAAATGAATGATCAGATTAAGAAAGAACTTACTGTCGATCCATTAGATGGTGGTATAAGTTTACCAGATGGTGGAGATGGTATTACAAGATATCCTCAAGATGGTGGTGGTGGTGTTATTTCACCGGAACAGATGCCAGACTATGAAGAACCAGAAAAAGAAGGAAATTAATTATGAGTAGAGAATTTGTAGATGCTATTGTATCAGGAAATAATATAGGTGCAGAAGAAGTATTTAGTTCTGTTGTAGGTACAAAGGTTGGTGATACTTTAGAAATAAAGAGGAAAGAATTAGCAAATACTTTTGTTAAATCTATGTCAATAGAACCAGAGGGAAACGATGACTCAGAAGTTTAGTAAAGTGTATTCATCCGTAATTGAGAAGGATGAGCATAAGAAATCTAAAGAATATAAGAAACTTTCACCAAAAATGAGAGATGCTATTGATATTATATTTCAAAAGATGGATTCTAAACCTTCCGATTTCCTAAATAGTTTTGAAAAAAGTATAAAAGAAGTATCGAAAAAATTTAAAGTATCTGAAAAAGAACTTTTGAATTATTTTGAGAAAGAAATGTTATCAATTTAAGGGGTTAGAGTATGGCTTTTACTACAAGAACACTAAGAGATACGGTTGTTAATGCTCCGGGCGCTGGTGGAACAGTTACGGTTAAGGTTGATATCGAAGATGATACTACTGCCAATAATGCTATTCTAGATGCAAGTGCTTTATCTGGTCATGCAAACGGTGCAAAATTACACATCTCTAGGCTTTGGTGGGCATTGACTCAAGGTAGTGCTGATGATGATACTGGGCATATTGAACTTCAAGAAGTATCTTCTGGAACTGATATTGTTCAGATTAGACTTGCTGGAACTGGACACTATGATGGTACTGCTGGTCTTATCAAAGGAACATGTACAAACGCAACTGCAACTTCTGGTGATCATGAATTAACTTGTTTTGGTACATCTGGATTTCTTATAATTGAATTTAAAAAAGATGAAAATTACACAGCTTAAGGATCATTAAAATGAACACAGTAAAATTATTTTCAGAGTCAGTAGAAGAAGTAGAGTACATCTGTGAAGCAAAAGATGATGGTTCTAAGAGCTACAAAATTCGCGGTATTTTTATGCAAGCTGACATAAAGAATCGCAACGGACGGGTATATCCTATGGAGATACTTAAAAACGAAGTTGGAAAGTACAATAAAAATTTTATTAAGGAAAATCGGGCATTTGGGGAACTAGGTCATCCAGAAGGGCCAACGGTCAATCTGGAAAGAGTATCACATATGATTACATCTTTGACGCCTGAGGGAAAGAATTTTATTGGTGAAGCTAAAATAATGGACACACCTATGGGTAAGATAGTTAAAAATTTAATGGATGAGGGTGCAAAACTAGGTGTTTCTTCTAGAGGTATGGGAAGTTTGGAATCAAAAGGCGGCGCCAATTACGTGAGAGATGATTTTTATCTTGCAACAGCTGCAGACATCGTAGCAGACCCATCTGCTCCTAATGCTTTCGTAGAAGGTATTATGGAGGGAAAAGAGTGGGTTTGGAATAATGGATCACTTATTGAAGCAGAGTTACAAGGTATGAAAAAGAAATTTGATGTTAAAAAGCATCAAAGACAAGCAAAGGTGGAAGCACTGGAGTTTGCAAAATTCCTCAAGATGTTATAACTTATAAATATTAATTACAAAACAAGGAGACACCCTAATGTCCGAATTAGAACAAACAATTGAAGAACTTGAAGCAGAAGTTCTAGCAGAGCTTGAAGAAGCTGAAGACCCTACGAAAAAGGGTGCTGCTCCTGCTGAAAAGTCTAAGATGAAAAACGATGCTGAAGACACAGGAAAACCTGTTGTTGATCCAGAGCAAAAAGATGCACCAGCAAAGAAAGTTGCTGCAAAAGCAAAAGAAGTTTCTAGTGATCCATCGCAAAAAGGCGAAGGTAAACCAATGAAACCAGAAAAACTTGCTGCTAGTCACATTCCAGAGGAAGGTGAAGAGTTGGAAGAAGCTCGTATGACTAAAGAAGTTATGAAAGCAGAAATGATGAAGAAAATGGAAAATATGAACGCCATGGACTTAAAAGCTGCATACGAAGCAATGTATAACGAAAACGAAGATGATATGGAAAGTGAAGAAGAAGTTTCTGCTGAAAAGAAAGAAGCTATTGACGCTCGCATTAAAGACCTTGACGTTAAAGAAGATGTTGATGCTCTTATGACTGGCGAAGACCTTTCTGAAGAATTTAAGACAAAAGCAGCAACTGTTTTTGAAGCTGCAATTAAATCAAAGTTACGTTCAGAAATTGATCGTATTCATGAAGAAGTATCTAGTGAAAAAGAAACAGAACAAGAAACCTTCAAAGAAGAGTTAACTGAGAAGGTTGATACATATCTCAACTACGTTGTAGAGGAATGGACTAAGGAAAATGAGTTAGCAATCGAACGTGGCCTTAAAGGCGAGATTGCAGAAGACTTTATTTCTGGACTGAAACAGTTGTTTGAAGATCACTATATTGACGTTCCAAACGAAAAGTATGACGTTTTGGAAGCACAATCTGAAAAAATTGCAGAATTAGAAGAGAAGTTGAATGAGTCAATTCAGAAAAATGTTGAAATGACTGAAGATAATTCTCTATTAGTTCGTGAGCAAGTCTTTATTGAGGTTTCAGAAGATTTGGCTCAAACAGAGATTGAGAAGTTCAAAGGTCTTGTAGAAGATGTTGACTTTACTGGTGAGGAGTCTTTCCGTGAAAAACTCTCCACTCTAAAGGAAAGTTATTTTCCTAAAGTTAAACCTACTACAGGCACAAGAGCAATAGATGATGAAGATGGTGGCACCGCGCAGGACGTTGATACGACAGATAGTATGCGAAAGTATATGTCTGCTATCAGTCGTGATCAAAAGGCGAGTGCATAAGTTAATATAATTAAAAGATGTAAAAAAAAGGAGAAACAAATGTTTCAAACAGAACATCTACAAGAAAAGTGGCAGCCAGTCCTAGAACACCCTGATCTGGGAAAGATTGAGGATTCTTACAAGCGGGCAGTTACTACTCTCATTTTAGAGAACCAAGAAAAAGCAATGCGAGAAGATTCTAATTTTCTTTCAGAAGCTGCACCAACTAACAGCACTGGTGGAGAAGTATCAAATTGGGATCCAATCCTAATTTCTCTAGTTCGCCGCGCAATGCCAAACCTCATTGCTTATGATGTTTGTGGTGTTCAGCCAATGACAGGCCCAACGGGTCTTATCTTTGCAATGCGTGCTAAAGCTGCATCTTCAGACGGTGCAGAATTGTTGGTAGACGAGCCAGACACAGGACTTTCCAACGATGACGCTGCTGGTGATTTAACATCATCTGCAATGACGGGTTCTAACCCAAAACTACTAAACGATAGTCCAGTTGGTATCTACTTATCACCAACTGGTATGACTAC